GATGGCCCGGCCTGCCTGATCTGGCAAATCTGTCTGTGGTGCGTTTTCCAGCAAACGTGCCAAATGGCGAGGCAGCAGGGAGTGGGCAAGATTTTTCATGTTGCCGCTATTCTAAGGGGTTGCGTTTGCCACGCAAGAAGGATAAAAGGCGGCCCACGGTTACAGATGGGCGCATAGCTCAGCGGTAGAGCACTATCTTGACATGGTAGGGGTCACAGGTTCAATCCCTGTTGCGCCCACCATCTGTTCCCGGCAGTTTTCTGCGGATTTTTCAGAAAATCCATGCAACTCCTCCAATCCAAATTGGTACACAATAAACCGCTTTTGCGCATGTTATTTTACGGTGTGTGGTTACGCATTGGTTATTGGTTTTATGGGCTCGGAATGATGCGCGGGCCATCCCGCCACCACCTGATAATATCTTCCCGATACACTGGCGGCATGAGTTTGGCATATATCGTCACGGTATTGATGCTACTCCAGTCGCCGTCTGATTTCAGTAGCAGAAGATCCTTATGCACGCAGTAGTGCCATGACGCCCATGTGTGCCGCAGATCATGGGGTGTAAACTCCGGCACGAAGGCCCGCTTTGCCTTATTCTGCCCTTTTGGAGTCCATTCCCGAATTCGCCCAGGCAAACCGGCACGTTGGCAAGCTCCTGCCCATCCGTTTTTAATCTGGCCTCCATACTGGCGTCCAGAATCGTGGTAACGTTCCCCCGTTATGATCCCATGCACGGTTTTTTTCTCGGGCCTGAATACATAACCGTCCCGTAACTCTATAGATGATAGCCAGCAGATAACGGCTGGGCATAAATCAACATGTCTCTGCCGACCTTGCTTTTGCCAGACAATGGCACGTGCCCCGTGTAGGTTGACATCTTTCCATTGTAGATCCAGTGCCTCTGATAGACGGCACCCAGTCCCCAGCAAAAAAACGAATAATGGCTGCAAATGTGGTGCGGCATGCTGGACTAGCGCCGTTGCCTGCTCGGGCAACAGAAAACGCTTAATGGTGGTCGGTACGGAGATTGGCGCAAAGGCCGGTCGATCGCACCAGCCTTGTATTGCCCCAAACTCTAGGATTGCCTGTAATGGCGTTCTGACCGCTCGCTTCTTTGTGGATGGGGCTGACTTTTCTGCATCCTTCAATATTTTGGCATATGCGCCTCGAAGCGAGGCATTATTAATGCTGGAAAGTTTGGTATCTCCAAAGTATTCCACGAGCTTATCTACATAACGCCCTGTTGCTGCTGAACGTGGCGCATCTTTCATATATGCCGTGGCTGCATCGGCGAAAGTTATGACAGCGCGGGTTCCATAGAGTTTTTCCTGCCAGAACTCCGCCTCTCTTTTTGTCCGGTATTCTTCTGCGAGGCGGCGGTTTGTTGTGCCCGTACTTTCCAGTATTCGCTTACCCCCGACCGTCCCCCTGATAAAAAAGTTTTTCGCGTGGGAGAACGTGACGAGCTTGAGGGACATTCCATACTCTCGATAAGTCTTTGATAATCATCAGGGGAGAAAACAAACTTTTTCCCCCATCGTCTGTGCGTGGGGCCACCATTATATTCAGGGTGCTTCCGAAGATGCTCCAGAAGCCGAGTGCGACCAATTCTGCCGTTAAGGCGCGTCAGCACATCTTTGGTGGTCATAAGATCCGGCAGCGCTTCACCCATTCCCACCTCCTGTCGGTGGAGCGGGCAGGGGTTGCCATCCTACAAACCATTCATCAGGCATTCCCCCGTATCCGACAGGCGCAGCGACTGACCAACCCATATCAAATCCATCGTTAACGATACCTTCATGCCTAATCACTACGTACCTATCATTCCATCCAGATCTATTGTGAGCATCTGGGAAAATATCGGCTCGTGTTTTGGCCAGAATATCTGTTCTATTCCGTGGAGCCGTCTCAATCGGCCTCCAAGCCGCCGCGTCTGCTGCTGCGAGGGCGAGCGTAATCGCTTTGTGAAACTCTGCGGAAGCCTCTGGACTTTTGTTTTGATATTGGGGGAAAGATATGCCCTCTTTAAATTGGAATGTATTGCTCCACGCGGCTTCAACTGCCGCCTCAATCCGTGGGTCAGTCATTGTGATCCTCCAATGATAGGTAATGGCACAACCTCACCAGAATCAATGGACCGCAAAAGCGCCTCTGCCATTAGCCAATAATGCTCATCTCCGGGTAGGCCGTATTTCGTGTCTCTCAGCACTTCCGACCAAAGAAACCGTCGAACTACAGTCATACGCGGATCATTTTCGTAGTCCTTTCCCATCACCCCACCTCCCGCGCTGCGTCGATGGCTTGGCGGAAATGTTGACCTATGGCGCTCTTGACTTGGTCATACCCTTCAATGGCTTTTGGGTGCCATCCATTATCATCTGCCTCGCCTTCGCAATCTTCAAAGTGAGAGCACAAAGTAACTGCGAGATTATCACCTTTCATTAAAGGCGTTTCTAGTGACATGACGGTTTCGCAGGCTTTATCCACTCTCCGCCCGATCTCCGCCCGCACCCGCTGTTCTGCACGGCGCTCGGCTTCGAGTATGTAATTACGGGCTAAGGTGATGCACTCATCGATATCAATGTGCTGATTAAAGATGGCGCATGCTAACTGATAAATCTGCTCCTCTCTCGTTCTCATCGCGTATCTCCATCTAAAGCATCAGCCACCACAGCCCGAACTGCGTCCTGTAATGATGGGTATGGCCCCCACGGTTCGCGCAAAGATGTAGAGGCGTACCATCCATCTTCTTCTTCGACAAAACTGGGATGGTTCCTGACCTTTTCGATATCATCGAATAATTGGGTATCCGTCCTGCTCATGGCGCGTCTCCTAGGTTGCGAATTGCTTCAGCACATTCCTGCGCTGCACACATACGTTCGTCGGCATAAATTCGCTCATCGTCACTTTCTGCTTCTTCTCGATGAGCGTAGTAAGTATCGCTGACTTCGGTAGTCACCTTCACACACCTCTCCCGTTCCGCCGCCAACATCTCGTTTATCTGCGTGGGGGTAAGGACGGGACCAACGTATCGGTACCATTCTGGCGAGGTATTGAGGGCGCGCACTTGTTCTCCGCCGCCCCACTCTCTGCCATTCCAATGAGTGAGGGCGGTCTGGCCCGCTGCTCTACCCTCCATGACATGCCACCCATCCCGCTCAGGGTACATCGGCACGCCGGGGCGATTTGGGTCGGGCCAGTTTGTGGGGTCGGTCATAGCGCGTCCTCCATCAGATCAATAATGTCGGCAACGGTCATTCCTTTAATTTCGTCACTGTCTTCACACAGGTCTTCTAAAAACTCCTTTGTGATACGCAATCTATCTATGCTTACGTACGCGTCCTTATCGCGACCCGCATCATCTACCAGCATACAAAAATCGTTTGTATCCATTACGCTGTCTCTCCTGCGCGGGTGTTCCATGCGGTGATGGCCTCGCGCTCACTCTGGCAAGTTGGTCCTATTTCTAAACACTCGTCACATACGGCCCGATACCCAACGCATTCCATCGTTGCGGCTCTGCGCAATTTTACGACTGCGATGCAGCATACATCTGTACCTTCTGGGCAGCACTTTAATCCCTCGCTCATGCGTCCGGGCCTTTCAGGGCTTTGCGGGCGAGGTTTTCACGGTCGTACATTTCAGGTGTTGCTCCCAAAATACCAACCTGGTTAATTGCCTCGGATGCCTCGTAATACTCCCGAAACCGCGCAATCTCTGCATCACGCTGGGCGAGGGCGGCTTGGTGGTCTGTGTAAAACACAATCCCATCTGCCAATTTTAACGTGCCCTTGCCGAGATTAGGTGCCCCCGAAAACGACAAAATAAAATCATTATCTGTCGCAATTTTCCACTTGAGGCGTTCAGCATTTACATATGCGATAGGTTTCAGTTCATCGTCTGCAACAGGCGTGCCAATGGCGAGGAGAGCCCGTTCTTTCCCTTTCTTATATGGCTCTAAATCATGGATTTTTCGTTCATCTTCCCTACTCAACGGAAGCCGAATGAAAACGCCTGTGGGTTTCTGGTCGCTCATTCGCCCTCTCCCGGCAGCACTTCGCGGACGTGGATTGTTCTCACCCAATTCCAATGAGGTAATTCCTGACATTCACGCGCCGCCTCGCATTCTGTTTCGCGTGGGCGAGAAGCACCTATTGATCCATCTCCACGGCGATACTCATTAATCCAAAACTCCCGCGCTTCGGGGACTTCCTCGGCATTCATGAGGTCATCTGGCTTTGGCCTCACGATTGAAATAACAGAACCATCAGCTTCAAAACTTCCGGCTAAATCACAACCATCTATGATTGCGACAACGGGGTATTTCTCGCTGCCACCAGCCCGGGTTATTATCCGCACCGGCCTTCCATCCCGCGTGCAGAACGGCCCCTCATGATCTGGCGTGTAGGGGCCGAGAATTTTTAGTTTTTTGGTCATGCTGCGGCTCCTTCTACATCCCGCAGATGGAAGAACAGACGAGCGCAGGCTCGAACATCTACCATTGCATCATGTGCGCCTATCAGTTCTTCATTGAAGAAATGCTTGACGCACTCTTCCAGCTTCGGGGCCTTGGGTTTATTGATCCCTGCGGCAATCATGCGCTCTGTCGGTGGCAGATTTACCAGCGGAGCGGATGCATCCATTGTGCAGAACTTTTCACCTAGCAGGCACCAACCGCGCGGGACACGTGCAAACATAATATCAATGATCTGCACATCGAATTTGATATTGTGCGCGACAAGCAAGTCGGCCTTTTTAGTCAAATCATAGAAGGCAGCGGCAGCCACAGCCTCCCGCACACCGCAACGCTGCGCCATTTCCGTTGTGATGCCATGAACCGTTGCCGCCGCTTCCGGTATCGTCCACCCATCAGGGTGAACGATCAGGTTTAGGCTTGCGCGTTCCGTTCCATCATATTCTGTCAGCAGGGCTGCAAGCTGCACGCAATGCAGCTGCCGGTCGGAATTAAGGGGAGTGTGCCGGTCTGGAAGTCCAGTTGTCTCTGTATCAAAAAAGAGGATCATGCTGGCACTTCTTCTTTCGCGGTGCTGGTGCGAGACAGGGCGGATTGGAGGGCTGCATCAAGGGCATTAGCCGTATCGCTATCGCCGCGTTTGTCAGCCTCCTGAATTGCGTGTGATACCTGCGGCTCGATATCCTGCACCTGCTCCAGTGATTGCATCTGCGCGAGGCGTCCGATCAGATCAGGCGCGGCAATCTGCTGCGGTTCAACGCCGTGTGCAGCAGCGGCAAATTCATCGTCTGCGGCGATTTGGGGGGCATCTACATTGGCGCTGATATCAACTAGACTATCAATGCGTTCAATGGCAGATCGAAGCCTCTCCCCCTCTTTGTCTGTGGACATAGGAAGTCTCTTTGCAAGTCGGCGAATGACTGTTTTCCGAGCCATTTCATCTTCCCACGCCTTCCATGGTCCCCATTCCCATTTCTTGTTAGTATTTCTGATCTTTTCGATTTGTCCCCATGACATGATTTCACGGATTGGGTCAGAACCGTCCTTTAGGCGGGCGACAGCATAAGCTGCGACAATTTTTCCGCCCGTTTTCCCAAGATCGCGCTCATGCTCGATACGCTCCTCATCGCCAAGAACAACGCGAAAATGCTCTCCCTCGAATACGACTTGCGAAGAAATGCTGGCGATATCTCCACTATTGCGCGCCAGTTTCATTAGGCCAGCTACCATGGGCATCCATGACGCTTCGTTGCATGATTTTTTAGAACTCCAGCGTGATACGATTGCACCCTCCCGGCCATCTGGTAAAAGACCATCAGAAGCCGCCTGAATGCAGGCCATAAACAAAGATGCTGGCGAGCAGGTTAGTAGGTCAGGGTTTTTCCGAACAGCCAGCCTCACAACACGTTCGAATTTTTCAAATGTTACATGCGCAGGCAGCACAGATTTAACCTGGGGAATAATGGCCGCAAATTGCTCTGCGAATTCCTGAGGAGAGATTTTCTTTACGGCGGCTCTTGTATTTTGTTTCTGAGGGGCGTTCATCACGCAACTTCCTTCCGCTTAATTTCTGGTGGCTCGTAAGCGCCATGCTCGTTCTTGAATTCGTATTCTCTGACCAGCCATGCTGGTGGTGATGTGGTGAAAAAGCGCACCTTGCCATCAACTTCTGGCTGATATCCGGGCCAGCAGTTATTTCGGAGGCACCATGCAAAAATGCCCTTGGCCTGACGGTTAAGGGTGCGGCCGATTTCCAGAGACATTTCATCCATTTGGAAAAATGACAGCAGAAACGGGGCTGTTTTCTCCTGCACAACAAACCAGAACTCGCGTGGACGGTGGCCAGTAACGGCCTCATATCCATCCAGATACCACGCTGCCTGCTGGTGATATCCGCGATTGTAAATCTCTTTCATAAATGCATCTGGAGATCCGTTCGTGGCGGTCTTGTAGTCAAATATCCGAACAGCATTATTTGGTACGTAGTCGGGGCGCAGTCGGCACCAGATGCCGAACTCCTCATCCCGCCAGACTAATGACTGCTCTGCCTTACCCCCAGAGAACGCACGTGCGCCGAGACTGTCGCGCCAGACAACCGAGTGCATGGCGCGGATATCCTCAACCTCCCTAGATAGGAGTGGAATTCTCCCCTCTGCGTACGCGGCATCCCGCTCTTCCTTTGCCGCCTTTGTACGCCAGTCCGGGTGCTTGATCTCGCATACCTTCTGATCGAACAAATGCGGTTCTAAAACCATCAGGTGCCCTGCGCTCCCGATATCAAAGCAGCGCTTATTTTGTTGCGGCAACTGTTTTGCGGCTATGAATTTGGCAGGGCATGACGAGAGTAGATCACGAGCCCCAGAGCTTGAGAGGCTCATTTCTGGGCATGGATCGGCATGATACTGCTCGTTTGTTAGGTCATATATCCCAGATTTAGAAATAACCATCACGCAGCCTCCAACTCACGAAACGGATGCACACGCCGCACCGCCTCCACCGCATCGCGATGCTGCAATTCTAGGCGCACGTATTCGCGCGTCAGGTTGGAAAGCGCCCGCATTGCGATGTCGCGTTTTTCATGCGGGATATGTTGCAGGAGTAGTGAGTGCACGACTGCTTCGTGCTCATTCCACGCACTCATGCCGCGCACTCCGTAACTTTGCGCATGTCGTCATTATGCGACAGGGCGGCAGACTTAATGCTTTCCTTCCGCTTTTCGCGCAGTTCACGCACAGCACAGACCATATTATCGATAGCTTCTTCTGAGTATTCGATCATCGTGTCTGCAAAATCACGGTCTGAAAACTCATCCCGCTGCATACGCATGATGATCTGGCTATGTTGATCTATTGCTGCTTCATATTCGCGGATTTCACGCGCTACATGCGCCGGCACATCATCAGTATTAAACATGCCATCACGCACGGCGTTTGCGTACGTCTTGTTTGTGTAAGCCATTTTCTACTCCTAGCGTGGAGAAATATTCGGCCAATGCGGCCATGCAACCCGCTGCGGACAGCGGGAAACATTGCGGCATCAGTAGGGATAGGGCGCACCGAACAGGTTGCAGCCGATCATCACGACTAACTCGATCAGGTATTCAGCTATTTTGTGTCCGGGTTCTGTGAGGATAATGAGTGCAAACAGGCCGTAGAAAAACACAGCCAGACACACCAACTGCCCCAGCGCCGTAAACTGCAACCAGTCATATACATCCCGCGCACCGCTTCCGATGCGTTCGGGGATGCCGTCTTTGTGGATTGTTCCGGACATTATGCAGCCTCCTGTTCGACGTCCTGCCAAGAGGTTGCGCGCAACCGGATAAACTCAATGAGTAGCGCGTATTCTTTTCCAATTTGTGTATCGCCATGCCGCTTCTTTACGGCACTCTCAAATTCATCAAGCGTTCCGTCAAAACACACATGATCTGTATAAATCCCGCCATCCTTGGTGCGAAAATAGGTGAGAGTGCCGTTCTCGGAACCAACATTCGAGAACCAGCCAACATGAATACTCAAGGACACCCAAGCATCGCCGAACACCCGAGCATCGCCGTACACCCAAGCATTGCCGGACTGCTCTAGGTTGGTTTCTGTTTCGATAAAGCCGCCCAGATCACCTGCGGCCACGCCAATAGATGCGATGGCTACCAGCGCACGAATGCGGTGCAGCGTTCTGCCATCCCATGACGTTGTTGTTTCGTCTGTGAGTTCGTATTTCTTGGGAGCCGTCTGCTCGACTGTATCGGTCATTGCCCATCGCCTGTTCGGTTGTGATGGGTTATTATGTCGCTTATACCGACATGGCTTGTCAACAATAAATGTCGCAAATTACGACATAACCAGACAAAAAATATCCCGCCCAGTTACGAGCGGGATAAAAATGGGCCTGATTACCGTTGGGGAGCATAAGCCATCATGCGTTCTACACCAAACCACCTAGCCACAGAGAGGAGCGAGAAAGCCTGCCTAGTAATGTCGATCACGTAGTAAGAAATGCGTTTCATCTGACCTTACCCTCTTATTGGATAAGGGGAGGTTGGCAGGTGAGTGTGCCCGTGCTTGGGCGAGAAAAGGGCAGGGATTGGGCAGCTCAATATCGGTTAATGGGGTAGATTTTCCTCAACATCACGAGCCGAGATATTTAGTTTGTGAGCTATTTCATTAACTAACTGACTGCGCCTCTCTTTGGCCCAGATATCTTTGAAATCTATTATAGTTACCGCAAAAGGTGCATCAGCCCCAATTTTATTTCTCCAGACAAGCCCAAAACTGTCTTGATGAGAGACTGCTCTTTCTGGGTGCCCAACGGATAAATAGAGAACATCGGCAAATGGGTCGTATGATGTTTCAATTTTATTTGTCATCACCCCCTCCATCATCTTGTTCCCAGAGCATTTTTCCCGCGATAGGATCACTGGAATAAAAAGCCGTCTGCACGAAATTCCCGTCAGGCAACCCTGTTTTCACGGCAACACGAACGGGATGGTTTGTATCAGCCATAACGCGGCAGCCGACAAAAAGTAAGCCATTCTTTTTTGTTACATCTTGATGAACTGCCTTTGGATTTTGCACTGTATCGTAAACATCAGGGAAATCCACTTCGGAGTGTCTATCTTGAATATGCTCCCAAGTGGCTGTTCCCATAAATACAGATCCCTCTATATCTGGGTAGCCACAGGGAATTCGCATGAGATATCGTTTTTGGTCGGCCAAAACGTATCCTCACTCTTTATCCAAATCTAAAGTTGGGATTTCACCAAAATTTTTCTCATAATCTGACACAGCTTTAGATAATGCCTTCGCAAGTGATTTGGCTGCATTTGGGCTTAAATAAGCGAGGGATATAGGTTGCATTTGGGCATCAGGGCCAACTTCAGCATTATCCGTTCGAAGCATGGGGCGTGGACGAGCAAATAAGACCGTGAAGTCAAATGCCACAATCCCAACATACGATACGGAAGCATGGAAAGTATTTACAGTGGGAGGAAGTGGGGCGACCGGAATTTCTTCTTTCTTTTGTTCACTCATTTTTTGTCCTTTCAACATGATATTGCCGCCTTGCCGTTCCTGTTTCGTTCTGACATACTGCCCGAATGGCACGGGTAGGCAGAATCACTGGCGAGGGGTTAGGCGGCATCGGTATCGATGGCAGCCTGTATCAGGGCAAGCGCCATCCGCCTTTGCTTCTCGTTCATGTCTCGCCAGAGCCCGACCCAAGCAGCCTCCTCGGCATTATCGAGGGTTTGCGCAGGCGCGTGCGAAGAAGGAACGCCTCGATAAAGGTAGTCCATGCTAACCTGATAAAAATCAGCTAGAGCGCAAAATGTCTGAAATCCCGGCGCTTTCCCATTCTCAATTTCAGTCAGATGATTGCGGCTTATGCCAATGGCCTCTGCGGCAGCTGCCTGCACTAGCCCTTTTGCTCGCCGCATCGCCCTAAGGCGCTCGCCCATCGTTTTTGCGTGACTCATTAAAGCACCTTGGCACGTTATAAAAAATTATGAGTCGTCATGTGCGACGTTTTTTATTGACCAGAAATGTCGGTATGTGCGACATTATGCGCATGGAACCTAAAGAACTTTTCAAGAGAGCTGGCGGGTGCTCTGTGGTTGCCACGAAGCTCGGTTTACGCTCCCACTCAACTGTCCTTGGGTGGAAAAAAATACCTCCTCACCATTGTCCAGCTATTGAACGCGAATTTAGCATCCCCCGCGAAGAACTGCGGCCGGACCTGTTCAAGCGCGTCTCCACACAGGAGGCAGCCCAATGACTGCCGAGATCATTCCTTTCAAGATTGAGCGGCAGGCTGATGGTGAACTGCGCATCAGCGATGCTGAACTTGCCATGCGGCTGGGCTATACAGACCTTCGCGTGTTTCGTCGCCTTATCAAGAAACATAAGGAAAACCTAGAACAGCTTGGCGATGTGTTTTCAAAACGCACCGTTCCCTCTGGCGGCGGCAAAACCACAACAGCCTATCTTCTGGCGGAGCATCAAGCTCTGTTCATGGTCAGTCGCTCGGATATGCCTGTAGCAACGCAAATCATGATCGGCGTCTCGCGCGCCTTTGTCGAAATGCGCCGTGCTCATAGCCAGCAACCCATCACCAAAGACCTGCTTCGCCTGAACATCCTCTCGCCAGAAGTGCGGGTGTGGGAGAAGCGGTTTGAAAAGCCGTTTTTCGACAATCTGCACCGTGTCATGCATCTCAAAAAGCCCGGTCGGAATAATCATCCCAACTGCGGGCATTTTATCAATCGCTACGTTTACGAGTTCCTGTTTGGCAATCTCGGTCTTGAGGTTATCCGTGAGGCTAACCCGAATGCTCTGCGCACCAACAGCGTTGGCGAAAACGAATATCGCAGGGCCTACCGACATCACCAGATGCTCAAGGGCGAGCATATTCCAGCGTTCAAGCAGCATATTCGTACGCTGAATACTCTGCTTGGCGTTTCCACAAGCATTGGTCATTTCGATGACATCTTCAATGCAACATTCCCGAAACATCATACGCAGATTGGCTTCATGTTTAACGAATTACAGAAGCGCACCCCAGCACAGGAGGCGGGGCGATGAGCAGTTTTATCGGTTCATATCTAGCGCAAGCCATTCCCTGTGCTGGGGCTGCCTATAGAGAGGCGCAGCGCAATGCCGCATTTGGTCTAATAGGTATCCGCGCTGCCACGCTGGATTATGATGAAATGCCGGAACCTACCCGTGAGGCGGTAGCTCTTTGCCTTCGATCATATCAAGGACGCGCGTCATATTATCGTCTGAAAGAGCGCATTGCCGCCATTCTTGCCTTAGCCTTTCCTCTGCCAGCTTTGGTGCAGGAGTTGGTAATCCTTCGAGCAAGTCAGAAACTTTACGTGCGTATGACACAAGGTAAGAAATCTGGCGCTCAAGATCATTCCGCGAAAAATCGCTCATATCGAATCTCCATGGTGGTTGTGGCGATTGCCATGGTGATGGGGCTTCGGGTGCTGGTCAATCAGCGCTCGAAGCATGGCGGTACGGCATGAAGAGATCAGCAACACACGATGAAGCTCTGCGCTTGATAGACCTCAATGCGTTCCACAGGGCGCTCATTCGTAAGGCTTGTAATGTGAGTGATAGGGCCATTTCAGCATGGAAAGATGCCGAGCGGATTCCTAGTCCTTTCACAAAGTCTGTCGGACGCATCCTTGGTGTGGAGATTGTCTGATGGCGGGCAGCGTTAACAAGGTTATTCTGGTCGGCAATCTGGGCAAAGACCCAGATGTTCGTACCAGCCAGAGCGGTGCAAAGATTGTTTCCTTCTCTCTAGCCACTAGCGACACATGGAACGACCGCGCATCTGGTGAACGGCGTGAACGCACAGAATGGCATCGCGTAGTCATTTTTAATGAACGGCTGGCAGATGTGGCTGAACGTTTCCTGCGCAAAGGCCGCAAGGTTTATCTGGAAGGCTCCCTGCAAACCAGAAAATGGACAGGGCAGGACGGTAAGGAAAACTACACCACCGAAATCGTGCTTGCCGCTTATCGTGGCGAACTGGTGCTGCTGGATAGCCGCGACAGTGGCGATGCTCCACGCCAGCAGCAGGGCCGCAGCCAGAGCAACCAGAAGTCCGGCAGTTGGGATAGCCAGAAAAGCAATTCCCAACTGGACGATGACATCCCGTTCTGAGATCACCCAATGCAAGACGCATCAATCCCCAAACTTCTAGCTACATCCTGTAGCAAAAGTACGCGCTGCCCAACGGTAGCGTGGGGATTGAGCTGCGCCCAGATTATCGCACTGCGTACAATAGAGTTCCTGATGAATGGTATTCCATCTGGTGGCTCTGGATACGTGTCGCATTTGCGGGCTGGGGTATATTCCCAATACCCCGCCTGCCATTCCTTGAACTCCTTCTTCATCGTTTCTCCGATCTCCCGTTCTCACAAAACGGAGAATGGAGGAAAACGATGTGGAATGATCGGGCATTTAAGGGCCGAAATCGGTCCATTTTGGGCCGGGGCAAGTCTGTGATGAGCAGCGCATCGAGCCCGGTGAAAGAAACACTTCTTGCGATGATAGCGAGGGAATTCAAACCCTACCGCTTCGCGCAGGAAATGCTGGCACGTGCAGCGAACAAAACGCCACGCGCCGCTAAGAACTGGCTGTCAGGAACCAATGCGCCCGATGCTGAGGCGCTTATTGAGCTGATGGCCTCCTGTGACTCTATCGCTGACGAAGTGAATGCACTCGTTCAGCAGCGCCGCAAAGAGCGCGAAGGAGAGAAATGCCGTGGATTAAACTCAGGCTCTGCCGTTTCGCATGGTTCCGAACACACAGCGGACCACCTCCATCCGTCCACGTAACATGGGTTCATGTGTCTTGGTTTGATTGGGACACATGGGCGGACAAAATGGACCGCGCGTTGAAGGCGGCGAGGGAAGAGTTAAAGAAATGACCCCATTCCCAGTATCCGAAATCCGTAGCCGTTTAGCCGATGCGGTTGAACTGGCCGGTGGCCAAAGCGCGTGGTCACGTAAAACTGGTGTTTCCCGCTCAGTTGTTTCGGAAGTCCTGTCGCACAAACGCGACATACCAGAAAGCATTATCAACGCCCTTGGCTACATTGTTATGCCGATGTGTGTTCCTGCAAAAAGAGGAATGAACCGATGAACACAACAGAAATGGCAGGCCACAACAGCAATGACCCGGCAGTTGGTGGCATTGCCGCAGATCGGCTGCGCTCCATAATTGAACGCGTTGAGCGCATGGAAGAAGAGCGCAAGGCTTTGGCCGGAGACATTAAGGATATCTTTACAGAAGCAAAGTCCGCAGGCTTCAACGTGAAAGTTATCCGCCAGATAATCCGCCTTCGCAAGCAAGAGCCTGCGGATGTGGAGGAAGAAGAAACGCTGCTTGATATCTATCGCCGTGCATTAGGGATGTGATTATGAGGGCGTTTTCATTCGATCATCTTGCTGCCTTAGCCCCGCTAAATCGCACAGCCGCAGTGGTAGTGGGGCGAGGGACTGGGTGGGCTCCTGCAAAAAAGGTCATACATGATCATGATGCTTGGCAAGAAAACCCCCTTCCGGTCATCACGCCAGAGGGGGAGACTGCCCAAGCCATTGCCAAGGGGTTAATAGGCACCCGGCATGGGTATCTCACCGTTATTGGGTATGGTGGCAAACGGTCAAAATCCAAGTCTGCAAAAGCTGTATGGGTGGTTAGGTGCGACTGTGGCATGTACGGGCATCACAAGATGCGTGCCCTCAGTAACCCAGATAAATCGCGCATGATGTGCCCGAATTGTGACTACCTGCATGAGCTGAAGGCGGGGAATGTCCCATGAAACACGAAGAAGATAGGCTTCACACATTCATCTGGAAGGCCCTGCAGTTCATGCTGCCTGATGATGCCGTGGCGTGGAGCAATGAAAACCGCCAGTGTGGCCCGCGTGAAGGTTTTCGGCGCAAGCAGCGCGGCTGTGTGCCCGGTGTTCCAGATATGGTTGTGAACTGGAAGGGCAGGCCGCTCTATATCGAGATCAAGACACCCAAAGGCACGGTTTCGAAAGTGCAGCGGGATATGCACAAGCGCCTGAAAGCAGCCGGTGCAGCCGTGGCCATATGCCGGTCGCTAGAGGATGTTGTGTATTTTCTGGAAACACATGACGTGCCGCTGAAAGGGGCGGTGATGGCATGAGGAAATTTCCTGCATCCACAAGCATCTTTTCACCTGTGACCCCGTACCCAACGGGGCGCAACCCTGCTAATATGACGAAGGCCGCTGGTTCGGGGGAACCGGGCGGCCTTCTGACCAATTCTTGAAGGAAGCTCAAGACATGGCTGAAAGTTTCTGTACCATGCAAGAGCCGTTGACGCCAGAAGATTGCGATTTGAGAGGGTATGATTTCATGCCTCTTTATGGAAATCGTTACTTCAAGTCCTCTAGCTATATGCATGCAGCTTCTGAAAACCCCCGTGCCGGGATGGCCGCAATGAAGTTGTGGTGGGAGGCTTGGTATCAAGTTCCATGCGGAAGCTTACCCGATGATGATATTGAACTAGCAATGCTAGCAGATTTCGGGACAGACAAGCGTGGCTGGGCCAAAGCAAAAGAAATTGCCTTGCGTGGGTTTGTGAAATGCTCTGATGGCAGGCTTTATCATAAAGAGCTTTGCAAGATCGCGCTGGATAAATTTGACCTGCGCTTAAAGTCAGATGAAAAGCGTGAAGCTGATCGCGAACGCCTGAAAGCATGGCGTGCGAAACAGAAAGAGCGCGGTAATCAGCCAAATATCGAAACGCAGAATGAAACGCGGTCAGAAACTGTTTCTGAAACACATGATGAAACAACTAATGAAACGCACGGTGAAACAAATGACGAAACGCATTTCGTCGCAGGTAAGAGAGTAGAGAGTAGAGATATATCCTCACTACGTTCGGATACCCCCTGTAGTCCCCCTTCGGCGTCGAAACCTGATAGCCGTGGCTCTCGGATTGCTGATGGCTGGAAACCAACCGATGCCATGCGGGCCTTTGCACTCGGTCTGCACCTGAACCCAACGGACGTTGGCGAGCAGTTTCGGGATTATTGGATTTCCGTGCCGGGTGCTAAGGGCCGAAAGTCCGATTGGGAGGCGACTTGGCGGAACTGGTGTCGGAAAGAGGCTGAGCGCGCACCGAGGAAAATGATCGTCCATTCTCAGCAACCGTCACGCCAAGAGCGTGTTCGAGAGGCGTTTTCTGGGGCTCCGCGCTTGGAGGATTTGGGACTATGAGCGCCATAATCACAAAACCACTCGCTCCCGTTGAACCGTCCAGGGATTTCGTTGCGCTGGGTGAAGCGGTTATGCGTGGCGTTCCGATGTTGCGCCGAGACCTGACCCCTGAGCGTGTTGCCGAAGCCCATCGCATAGCCACGCAAGCCCTTGAGCCTGCTGGCCCTGTTTTGGTCACGGCATGGCTGAACAGCCTCTCTGAGGTGGTTGTGAATGCGCCAGACGTTGCTGGAATGGCTGGTGAAAAATGCAAGATCATTTGCGAAATATGCAGCGATTTACCCGCCGGTGTCTGGACGCGAGAGACGATGATGGCATGGGCCCGTTCTGGTGATCGCGGCAAGTTCTGGCCCGCACCGGCTGAGCTTTACGCCCACCTGCTGCCGTTCGCTGAGAAAATCCGTTGGCAGGTTCACGCAGCCCGCAAGGTGGTGAAGATGGCCGAGGCCGCCAAGGAAGCGCCACAGCGCCGCACGCCAGAGGAACGCGCCGCCGTTGAGCGTGCCGTCAACGCTTGGAAGGGTCGCCAGCCGGTGCAGCCCAAAGACGCCGTGCGGCGGATGCAGCCAGATCAGCCGAGCCTACGCCAACGCATCGCTGAGTGTCGCCGCCAGCTCGAAACGGCGGATGAGACGGCCCGTGCTTGGTTGGAGCCGTTCATCGCAAACCTAGAGGCACAGCATGCAGCGATATGCAGGAAAGAGCCACGAGGCTTCGCGCACAGCACGGTTTCATCTTAATTACGATAAATGACCGCATTGAATGTTTGAACACGCTCTGCGGGCAATGTGGGGGATTTTAGGGGTATGTCAAAAGTTAAGGATTTTCCGATGATAACCGTCAGGGTGCAGCCAAATAGAGGCCGATCTCACGTGTTGTGGACGGTTGAAACGATGGATGGAACGCGTGCAAATGGAGTTGCGTACAGCCCTGTTGACGCCATGAAAGACGCGACAGCATTTGTTGAGGCTATGTCTATGCCTCGGCTGGGTGGCCATTTCCGCAAGCGTGAATTGCGCGTTGTGGATGGTGGGAAGTGAAGTGCCAACTGGGTGCAGCAAAAATTCTGCTGGTAGGCGGCCCGCTGGACGGGGAATATCGGAGCCTGCCGTACGCATCAACCATATACGTTGTCAGGGTTAATCCTGCGATAGGGCCGCGCAAGAGGGGCATTTATGAGCTGGAGGTTGAGACGCTGGACGGCGGTGAGTTTTATTTTCAGGGGTGGGAGGATCTGAATGATAGGGATTGCAGGCGATAACCTAATCGGCTGGGACGAATGGTCGACAAACCGGCGTGCAGCCACACAGGAAACGCGCAACGATCTGCCGCCCATTCATGAGCCAGAGCCGGGGTTACTGGATGAAGAAATCCTGCCCCTGCGGGATGATTGGATGAGGGGGCCGAAAGGGTAAGTTTTCACTGTACTTTTTGAGCGGTTTGTGATTCTGTTGAGGCATGAAATGGCATGAAAACCTCCCAGATTTTCTCAAGCCCGGTAACGTAGAGATTTACACTCCGCCAATTAATTGGGACGTGGCTTGCGCGTTGCAGAATGTGCGGGCTGGCGTGCCGTTGACTGAGGCGCAACAGGAGTTGGTCAGAAATGCGAACAACTGACCGCACGCCACCTCGTATCGTGATAGGCCTGTGGCTGGCGCTGGCTGTTTTTGAAATTGTTGCAGGAATTGGTGGATAAAATGCAGACGGCAAAACCGCACTATATTATCCCGCGTGCACAGGATAACGGGCCCACGCCTGAGCGTGCAGCTAAATCCGTTTTCACACGTGGAAATCCACCGCGCGTGCTGACAACAGTGCAATCATTGCTCAATGCCGGGGATATCAGTCAGGACGACGCAAACGCAGGTGAGCGCTGGTATCGGGATTATATTTTTGCGTATGAAGGCATCATTGAGTTTCCGGAAAATCACGTGTCCGATACTACCGTAAAGCACGATGCAGTTTCGTGGCATGTTACACGGGCTGTAGCGCTAGATCGGATTTTAGACGTGCGTGATGCCCTCGGTGAGCGCGCTAACCAGATTCTGCGGATGATGCTCGTGGATGAGTTAAGTTTTCGGCAGATAGGAGAGACGTTTTTCCCGCGCCTGAACGCCACCGTGGCTCGCGGGAAAATGTCCGCACAATGCAGCAT